GGGCGACCGCCTTTCGGCTTCTCGGGCTCAGGCGGCAGAAGCGGCTCGACCACCGCCCAGAGATCGTCGGGTACGAGAGCGTCCATCCTCTCCCAACCCCCTCAGCCGCGGTTTTGTCCCACGCTCTTAGTCAGATGCCGATCTTAGCAGCTCCAGCCTCTGCAGCTTCTTCGATCGTAGCGCCCTTACGTAACGCCTTGGCGATGGCGATCGAGGCATCGTCTACGGTATGCGACCGCTTCTCACCGTGCGCGTAGGCGTTGTTCGGTCCCGTTCCGAGCCTGTCGTGGAAGCTGTCTGGAAACTTGGCGTTCATGCGCTGCTCAAGCAGCGCACAGGCCGTGTTGTAGTCCCTTTCAAAATGGGCACGGCAATAGGTGTCGCGGCTCTTCGACTTGCCGCGCTCCGCGACCCGAGCAAGCTTGTAGCTGTCTTGATCAGCTTGGCTGCCGGACGCAAACCACCGAAGCCTGGCCTTGAGATACGTGAGAAGGGACATAGCGGCACCCCTTCGAATAACGTTGCAGACGATTTGCTGGGCCAACGATGCGACTTGGCGGCATTGCTACAGCAGGGTGCTGAAAGCTCATGCTCCGTATCGTCGATCGCCGTTGTCGTCATGAGGCTTGCCGCGCCAGTCGGTCTCAGCGCTTCCTGTGACGGGCAGGAGAAACATCCTTCCGTGCAGCTTCGCCGCCGGTCGGATCGAAGGGTATGATCGGCCCACCGCACCCGAAGCACACGGACCTTGTCAGCCGCTCGGTTCGCGCCTGCCTCTTTTTGTTGGCTTCCTCACGCTGGTCTGCCTCAAGCTTGAACTTCCGCTTGACAGCATCCGTCAGCCCTCCCGTCGGAGCCGTGCCTGATACCTGAGGCACAGCCATCTCGGCTGACCTTGCGCCGTTCAGGAACGATCCTCCGGCGAGCGTGGCAGCCGCCAGAAGGACGAGAACGATCGTTAGGCGCATGCGATGGCATCCTGTGTTTCGGCATCGTTCCCAGAGGAAGGCCTTCCACTGGATTAGTTGTTGCCGAAGCGCTCGCTGATCAGCGCCCCCTTCGGACCGAAGGTTCCCTGCCAGAACAAATCATGGCCTCGGATCGTGATGCGATTGGACCCGGCATCCTCATACTGTCCGGACACGACCGTGACCCAGATCAAACCGCGGCGGTACCCTTCTTTCAGAAAAGCAGTCGTGGTTCCGAGCTTGTCCGCAAGTTCGTTGGGGTCGACAACCCACTCGCCAGCGATGTTGAGATCAAAGCGCATGGGCGTGACCCTCCATCAGCTCGGCAGCAGATGCAGGGCTGAGGCTGACCCTAGCACACTTTCAGCCAAAGATTATTGAGTGGGTGCAGGCTTTCTCGGCCAAGCCGCGCTCGTCCGGTGTTTCACGACCCTCAGGGGTTCGGGTTTACCTGCGAGGAGGCGCTTCACACGCTCGTTGAAGTCCTCGGTCGAGACAGGGGCCGCTCTGCCGTTGGTGGGAATCCGGGCCATCATGGACCTCCGCATCGTTGCCCAGAGCACGGTATGCGCGGAGGGATAATGAGGAAGTGGATACGATCAGGCTCGATTACGAGGGCAATCCATGTCCGCCCTGACATTTACCGGCGATGGCCTGATCCAGCGCTCCGCCAACCAGTTCGCAGTGCTTGACGCCAGCGATCGAGGGATTGAGGGAGGCGGACAGGCAAGGCAGACGGTTGGTGAGGATTTGTGGCCGGCGGACTACGCTTCCTTGAGAAGCGAACCGTCCCTGTCGAAGATGCCCTCCCAGGTGCACTGACGGCTTTGGACCGTGATACGCGAGCGCCCTTCATCCTCATCGCATCCGCACTCGATGCGAATGCGGATCAAGCCAAGGGCGGTCTCCTCCTTCAGCTGTTCGCTGGTGATTCCGAGCTTGTCCGCAAGCTCCTCTGGATTTACCAGCCACTCGCCCCGCGTATCGCACTCGTAGCGCATGGGAAAAGGCCCTCCATCAGCTCGGCAGCAGATGCGGGGCTGAAGATGACCTTAGCACAGTCCCGGCCGCTGATTACTGCCTTGGTATCGACTCCTTAGGCCAAGCTGCGCTCGTCCGACGGCTCGCTGCCTTCTGAGGTTCGGGCTTGTCTACGAGGAGGCGCTTCCCACGCTCGTTGAATTCCTCTGTCGAGACAGAAATTGCCCTGCCGTTGGTCGGAGTACGGGCCATCATGAGCTTCCGCATCGTTGCACAGAGCACGGGATTATGCGGAGGGATAAGGTCCAGGTGGCTACGCTTCAGCCACATTGCGAGGGCTGCCCATGTCCGCCCTGACGTTTACCGGCGACGGCCTGCTCGGCCGCTTCGCCAACCAGCTCGCGGTGCTCGGCGCCAATGCTCCGATCGCCCTGTCCCGCGCCCTCAACCACACGGGTGCCAAGGCCCGCACCCAGGTCATCCGCAACCTGACGAAACAGACCGGGCTCAAGCGCTCGGTGATCGTGAAGGCGGTCAAGGTGAACCGGGCGACCGCGGCGAACGAGCAGTTCGGGTATGGCGGGCGCCTCACCTACACCCTCACGACCCGCGGTGGGGACATCAGCCTCAAGTTCTTCGACCCGAAGGAGGTGAAGGGCGGCGTCTCGGCAAAGCCGCGCGGGCGGCGGCAGCTGTTCGTCGGCACCTTCACCCACGGTGGCTGCTTCCCGGACCGCGTCGGCCCCGTGATGGGCGGCCACGTCTTCAAGAACATCGACCCGAACCACGCGTGGCGGGGCAAGGCCGAGCTGCAGAACTCCGGCGTCTCCATCCCCGACGAGATGCTGCAGGGCGCCACCGAGGCGGCGTTCATGCACGTCATGGGCGAGGAGCTCGAAGCCCGCGTCAGCCACGAGATCGGGCACTTGATGGGGATGCCGGGGCTCTGAGGGGCGGCCAGAAGAGTCGGCAGCCGAGGCAGAAATTCACGAGCGAGATCACGCCTCCTTTGCTGCGAGCTTCCGCACCTGCTCAAGAACCGAACGACGATCAGCTGGATCAGTGATGCTGAACCATAAGCGGACGAGTTCAGCGGCCTCATCGCCGTAAGTGCCGTCTCTTGCGCCTTCAATCAAGGACTCGATAGACACACCAAGTGCTCCGGCGATTAATCGAAGATTTTCCCGGAGCCTACTTTGACGAGTGACAGGCATCGGTGTTTCGTCTGGCTGGCACATTGATGGCGTCCATGACACCCTATTGTGCCAAGTGTTTTGGTAGCACTGATTGTCTCAGCGGCCTAACCATGTCACGGTCAAGCCGCGTCAGCAGCCGCGCGTCCGGGCATGCCTATGGGGACTGCCATGATGACGCAGGACGAGCAGGAAGAACTCGTTCGCAAATGCATCGAGGCGCATGAGGCCGTAATGGATCACGGCACGCCCGAGATGCAAGCTTTCTCCAAGGCGCTGATGTACGCGCTGGCGAAGCTCGTTGCCGACGATATTTTCGGAGCGGCAGACGGGCACGGGACGGCCTAGGGCAACTTCACCGTAGGCTGACACTGTTCAGGCGCGTTGTTCAATCTCAGCCCGGCGAACGTCAGAGTCGCGGTGTAAACAAGCGCGCCCCGCTCATCGCGCACGAGCACGGTGAAGGCTTGATTGTCGCCGTCACTAGGGATTGCCCACCGTGAAATCTCGGGGAGCGTGATCATCGCCTGTCTCCGCGCTGCCTCGAAGTCCGCGCACTCAGTGCCAACTTCGTCAGCCAGGAACGCGCGGTCGTGAATATCGAAAAAGTAGCGTGGCACGCGGCTCTCCAATGATTTGGGCGGGAGCACACGCATCTTCCGGCCGCTGGCGCCCGAGTTGTCCGGCCAGCGATAGAGAACCCTCGCACGGCGGTCGCTTGCGAACAACCATTCGTCATCGACGCAGGCCGCTACGGTCGAATGAGCAAGCACCAACATCACCGACCGACATGATGACACTTCAGACGGAAGTCTGCATCGACGCAGATGATATCCGCCCGCATCTGTGGGCGACGTGGGTCCTCCCCAAGGGGGCACCCCCTTGCGGGCAGAGATGCTCCCGATTTTTGGCTCTCTGCAGCCCTGAAATTCGAGGTTCGCAGTGGGTGTGAGCCGGCGCGAGTGCGCCAAGATCATCGGCGTCACCGAGGCCGCCATCCGGAAGGCGATCAAGGCGGGCCGCGTCTCTGTGGAGGCCGACGGCACGCTTGATCCGGAGGCGGTCCGGGCGGCTTGGGTTCGGTCGACGGACCCGGCGCGTACCGGGGTGCGCACCGGTACGCAGGGTACGCACACTACGCCCGCCGAGCCGACGCCGGCGGTCCTCTCTCAGGCGACCGCCGAGGCGCAGCTGGCGACCACTCGGGTCCGCGAGATCCTGCGAGCCGAGGGCGTGGTGATCGCCGACGGCGAGGAGCTGACCTTCAATCACGCCAGGACGGCGGAGAAGATCGTCCAGACCTGGCAGCGCGATCAGGCGCACGCGAAGGAGGCGGAGCGCCTGATTGATGCCGAGACCGCGGGCCGGCGCTGGGCCGACGAGACCGCGAAGCTCCGGGCCCGGCTCCTCGCCATCCCAGGCGATATCGCGCTGGAGCTGGGCCACCTCTCGAAGCACGACCTCTCGGTGATCGACCGGGTGGTGCGGGATGCCATGACGGCAGGTGCCGGTGACGACGCTCCTTGACCGCACCGTCGCGGCCGCGCTGGCCAAGCTCCGGCCGCCGCCGCGCCTGCCCCTGTCGGAGTGGATGGAGAGCCGGGACGGCATCCGCTTGCCGGAAGGCCTCGTCGCCAAGCCGGGCCCGGTGCGGCTCTGGCCGTTTCAGCGCGAGATTGCGGACGCGATGACCGATCCGACGATCGAGCGCGTCACCGTCAAGAAGTGCGTCCGCGTCGGCTACACGACGCTGCTGACCGGCGTCACGGCCAGCTACGTCGCGAACGAGCCAGCGCCGATCCTGACACTCCTCCCCACGGAGGACGACTGCCGGAACTACATCGTCTCCGACCTAGAGCCGATTTTCGATGCCAGTCCTTCGGTCGCCGGCATCCTCGCCACCGCGGCCGACGAGACCGGCCGGAACACCATCCGGCACCGTCGCTTCCCGGGCGGCTCGCTCAAGATCGTCGCGGCTCGCTCACCGCGAAACCTCCGCGCTCACACGGTGCGCATCCTCCTCATCGATGAGGAGGACGGCATGGAGGTGACGAACGAGGGTGATGCGCTCGACCTCGCCATCAAGCGCACGCTCTCGTTCCCGAACCGCAAGATCATCCGCGGCTCGACGCCAACAGACGCCGACACCTCGACCATCTGCCGGGAGTACGACGCGAGCGACCGGCGCATCTACGAGATTCGCTGCGTCGAGTGCGAGGAGTTCTCGGAGCCGAGGTGGGAGCACATCGAGTGGGAGAAGGATCGCGACCCGCAGGGCGTCGTGACGGCCCACCGGACGAAGACCGCTTCCTGGGCCTGCCCGCGCTGCGGCGTGCTGATCCCCGAGCGGTTCAAGGCGGAGATGGTCGCCAACGGGCGCTGGCGCGCGACCCGGCCGGAGGTTGAGGGCCACGCGGGCTTCGCCCTCTCGGCGCTGATCTCGCCCCACGTCAACGCATCTTGGTCCGCGCTCGCGGCCGAGTACGTCGAGATCCACAACGACCCGGACCGGCTCCGGACCTTCCGCAACACGCTGCTCGGCGAGGGCTGGTCCGAGAGCGTCGACATGACGACCGCCGACGTGCTGGCCGCCAGAGCTGAGCCGATCGGCCTGAACGTGACGATGCCCGACGGCGAGATGCTGGCGCTGCCCGCGGCGGTGCTGCTCCTCACTTGCGGCGTGGACGTCCAGCCCGATCGCCTGGAGGCGGTGATCTACGGTTGGGACCGTGAGGGTCGAGCCTACGCGCTCGGCCACTTCGTGATCTGGGGCAACACGCTGGAGGGCCACGTCTGGCGCGAGCTCGACGAGTTGCTGCTGCAGCGCTGGAAGCACCCGCTCGGCGGCGGCCTCGGCATCGAGGCGACCTGCGTGGACTCGGGCGACGGCGGCACGGTCGAGGCTGTCTACGCCTTCTGCTGGCCGCGCCTCGCCCGCAACGTTCTGCCGATCAAGGGCGTCTGGGGCCGGCGCCCGGTGATCGAAGCGTCGAAGGGCAAGGTCTCGGGCGGCGCGCTCGGCGGACAGGGACGGCTCTGGATCGTCGGCATCGACGAGGTGAAGCAGATCCTCTTCACGAAGCTCGCCCGCTACCCGGATCAGGTTCGGTTCTCGTCGAGCCTGTCGCTGTCGTGGTTCGATCAGCTGTGCGCTGAGCGGCGTGTCGTCCGGCGCGTCGGCGGCCGACCCACCCGCCGCTTCGAGCGGATCAAGAACGCGGCGGCCGAGGCACTCGACGCCACCGTCTACGCCTTCGCGGCGCGCTACGGCCTACCGCCGATCGATTTCGACGCTCGGGAGCGCCGCCTGGGCGACGCCAGCCCTGTCCGCCCACCATCGCCACCACCCGCGCGCGCGGTTCGCCGCTCCTCGTACATGGGACGCTGAGCATGGCCGACGTCAGGACCCCCGATCAGATCCGATCCGACAAGCTGGCCGAGATCGAGCGCATCAACCGCATCCTGAGCCGGGGCGTGACCGAGGTTCGCGAGGAAGACCGTGGGATCAAGCACGACCTGAAGCTGCTGTATCGGCGCCGGGACGAACTCATCGCGGAGGTGGGCAACCCTGCTGCGCAGGGAGGCGTCCAGACCGGGCGCATCCGGCAGGTCCGCGTCATCGGGCGCAAGGGCCTCTGAGCGGTGGGGATCATCTCGCGCATGTTCGGTGCGGCGCGCCGTTCGGCCGCGCGGGCCTACTTCGCGCCGGGCCTCGGCTACGAAGGGTCCCGCCTCACGCGACGCCTGCGCGGCTGGCTTCCCGAGCGGGCGAGCATCAACGCCCTGCTCTCCCAGGGCGGCGAGGTTCTGCGCGCCCGCGCCCGACAGCTTGCACGGGACAACGCGCTCATCGCCTCGGCCACCGAGACCTGGGTGGGATCGGTGGTCGGCGACGGCATCACGCCCTCGCCTACGTTGTCTGACAAGGCGCTGAAGTCAGCCCTGAAGGTCGCGTGGCTGCGCTGGACCGACGAGTGCGATGCAGACGGCCGGTGCGACTTCTACGGGTTGCAGGCTCTCGTCGCCCGGTCCGTCTTCGTGTCGGGCGAGTGCTTCATCCGCTTCCGTGCCCGGCGCCCGGGTGACGGCCTCACCGTTCCGCTGCAGATCCAGGTGATCGAGGCCGAGCAGCTGCCGCTCTCTCACAACGTGGCGCGCACCGAGACGGGCAACGAGGTCCGCCATGGCATCGAGTTCGACCGGATCGGGCGACGCGTCGCCTACCACTTCCTGAAGGTCCGGCCCGGCGACGGGGCCTACGCGTACGGCCTGGAGAGCGGAGACCGGGTCCGCGTCCCGGCCTCCGAGGTGTTGCACATCTTCCGCCCACTGGAGGCCGGCCAGATCCGCGGGCAGACCGCGCTTGCCCCGTCGATGGTGCGCGCGCACCTGCTCGACAGCTACGACGACGCCGAGCTCGACCGGAAGCGCACAGCCGCGATGTTCGCGTTCTTCATCAAGAAGAGCGCCCTGGGCGATCCGCTCCCCGTTGTGCCGGGCCACCGGCCCGAGGGCGGGGGCCTGTTCAGCGGCATCGAGGCGCCGCCCCCGCCCGCGGAGCTGGAGCAGGTCGTGGCCGATCTGGAGCCCGGCACAGGACAGGTTCTGAACCCGGGGGAGGACATCACGTTCTCGAACCCGGCCGACGTCGGGGGCTCCTACGAGGCGTTTCAGTATCGCCAGCAGCTCGCGATCTCGGCGGGCGTCGGCGTGCCGTATGCGCCGATGTCGAACGACGCGTCGAAGGGCAACTTCTCGTCCCAACGCGCGGTCGAGCTCGAGTACAAGCGCCGGGTCGGGCAGCACCAGCACCAGGTCATGGTGTTCCAGATGTGCCGCCCGATCTGGGCACGCTTCGTCGAGGTCGCCGCCTTCGCCGGCTCGGTGCGTGGCCTGACCCCGGCAGTCTACCTGCGCGACCGGACGGCCCTCGGCACGGTCAAGTGGCAGCCCCCGAAGTGGGACTGGGTCGATCCGCTCAAGGACCGCAAGGCCGACGAGCTCGACGTCCTGATGGGCGTCACCTCCCGCACCGACGTGATCGAGGCGCGCGGCGGCGACCCCGAGGAGGTCGATGCCCGGCGCAAGGACGACCAGGACCGGGCCGCGCGCCTCGGCCTGCGCATCGACGGTGGGACCGTCCAGGATCCGAGCCCCGACGACGACGCGGCCTGAGGGCCGACCCCTACCGTCTGACGAAGGAATTGCCGATGCCCGTCTTGATCAACGGGGACGAGATCGTGCTCTCGGGCACGGTCGGGAATCTCTACTGGGACGACTGCTTCGACGCCGCCGACGTGGTGCTCGCCCTGGCGCGGGTCGGGCGCGACCGCGACGTCACCATCCGCCTGAACAGCGGTGGGGGCATCGCCACCGAGGGCGCGGCCATCCACGCCGCGCTCTGTGCCCACCGCGGGCGCAAGACGATCATCGTGGAGGGCATCGCCGCCTCGGCCGCCTCCGTGATCGCCATGGCCGGCGACGAGCGGGTGATGGCCCTCGGTTCGCTGATGATGATCCACGATCCGTCGGGCTTCACCTTCGGCACGGTCGCGGATCACGAGTTGCAGATCCGGGCGCTGAGCGCGCTATCCGAGACGATGGCCGGGGTCTACGCCGAGGCGTCCGGTCGTAGCGTGGAGCAGGCGCGCGCCGACATGCGCGCCGAACTCTGGATGACCCCGGAGGAAGCGGTTGCGGCCGGCTACGCCGATCGAATTCAGGCGCGCGCCGCATCGGCCGGCGGCCCCGACGACACCGCAACCGGGATCACGGCCGACGCCCCTGACGGTGGACCCGAGCCCACCGCTTTCGATTTCCGCCTCTATCAGCATCCGCCGGCGCGCCTCGTCGCCCTGGCCGATCGGCGCGCCTGGACGGGCCGGGCGCCTGCCACCGCCAGCGCTCTGCGCGCTGGCCCAACCAGCCCGCAACCCCGTCAGGAGGCCACCATGGCAGCCAATCAGCCCGCGGCGCCCTCCGCGGAATTTACCACCGCGCCCAACGAGCCGATCGACGAGGCCCGGGCCGCCGGCCGGGCCGAGGCACTCGCGACGGCCTTGCCGCGGGCACAGGCTGCCGAGGTCGCCCGCCTCTGCACCGAGGGTGGCGTGCCCGAGATGATCGCCGGCCTCCTGGCCGAGGGCGCCACGGCCGAGCGCACGCGGGGCCGGATCGAGATGGCCGGCCAGATCAAGGACCTCGTGGCGCTCGCGCGTCGCTCCAACCCGGAGATCCCGGAGGCGACTGCCTCGGCCCTGATCGCCGAGGGCAAGACGGTCGAGCAGGCCCGCGCCGCCCTCTTCGACAAGATGGTCGCCCGCGATGAGGAGACCGTGGTCTCGACGCAGCGCGTGCCCGGCCGGACGGCCGGAGGCGGCGGGCGCGAGGCGACCCTGTCCAACATGCGCGCGCAGCTCGAGCGCCGCGGCCTGCTTACGAAGGGAGCCTGATCATGGCCACGACCTTGCTCAACCCGATCCTCGTGTCGGACTGGCTCAAGTATGAGAGCCCGAACTACCACTCCCGCGACACCGCCATCCTCTCGGCCGGCTCCGGCATCGTGGTGTCCGGGACCGTGCTGGCCAAGCTCACCGCCACCGGCAAGTACGTGCCCGTGGCAGCGGCCGGCTCGGACGGTTCGCAGACCGCCGTCGCCTGTCTGATCGAGGGGGCCGACGGCCGGACGACGGTCGATGCGACCGGCACCGACCAGCGCGTCGTGATCCTCAGCCGCCAAGCCGACGTGAGCCATGCCGGCCTCACCTACGGCCCCACCATCACCGATGCGACGAAGCGTGCGGCGGCCCACGGCCAGCTCGCCGCGGTGGGCATCGTGACCCGCGAAGGAGCCTGACCTGTGCCCGAGATCCTCGACATCTTCAACGACCAGGCCTTCAGCGCGGTGACGCTGACGGATACGGTCAACCTAGTCCCGAACACCTATGGCCTGGTCGGCCAGATGGGGCTGTTCGAGGACGAGCCGGTCGCGACCACGTCGGTGGCGCTCGACATCGCCAATGGCGTGCTCGGCCTGCTGCCGATGCGCCCGCGCGGCGCACCGGCCAGCGTGGGAACGCGCGAGCGGCAGAAGCTGAAGAGCTTCGTCATCCCGCACATCCCGCATGACGATTCCGTGCTGGCGCTCGACGTGCAGAACATGCTCGCCCGCGCCCCGCAGATCGGCCTGGAGACGGTAATCGGCGCGGTGAACCGCAAGCTGATCACCATGCGCCGCAAGCACGCGATCACGCTCGAGAACATCCGGGTCAGCGCGCTGAAGGGGCGGATTCTCGACTACGACGGCGCCGTGGTGATCGACCTGTTCCAGGAATTCGGCGTCACCGAGAAGGTGTTCGACTTCGCGCTCGGCACGGCCGGGACGGATGTCGGCGCCAAGCTGCGGGAGGTCTCCGGTTACATGGAGGACAACCTGCTCGGCGACACCATGACCGGTGTCATGGGGCTCGCATCGCCCGCGTGGTTTGCCCGCTACATCGGCCACGCCAGCGTCAAGGAGGCGTTCCGGTACTACGCGGCCACGGCGCCGAACGCTGACCCGAACCGCGCCGATCTGCGCCTCGGCTTCACGTTCCAGGGCGTCACGATCCGGGAGTACCGCGGCTCGGCGACCTTCCTGAACGCGGACGGTTCGACCTCGACGGTGCAGCGCTTCATCCCCGACGGGGACGTGCGCTTCTTCCCGCTCGGCACGACCGAGACCTTCAAGAACTACTGGGCGCCGCCGGACTTCGTCGACGAGGTCAACACCGCGCCCGGCCTCGACGCGCAGGTCTTCGTCGCTCCGCTCGAACGGATGAAGTTCGGCAAGGGCATGGAGGTCCACACCGAGTCGAACCCGCTCCCGCTGTGCAAGCGCCCGAACCTGCTTGCCCGCGGCTTCTCCAGCAACTGAGGAGGTCGACATGCGCGTGCGCGAGAAGGGCCGGAAGGACGCCGAGCCCGTCCACATGGACTTCGGGCAGGCCCAGGCCGCCCTCCAATCGGGCGCCTACGAGGTGGTCGAGGACGAGGGCGAGCGCGGTCCCGAAGTGCGCAGCGGGGTCTGGGGCGACGGGCCTCCGGCTCCGATCGAGCCGGAGCCGAAGTCCCGGCCCGAGCCCAAGACCCGGTAATCGCCGTCGTGTCCCTCTTCGACGATCTCGGCGACACGATGCAGGACGCGCTCGACGCCACCCACGGCGAGCGGGTCCGCGTCGAGCCGCAGGCCCCGGCCGGCCTGCGCGGGCGGCCGATCGCGGGCGCCGTGGAGCGCGAACCCGTCGAGATCATCGGCCGCTTCCGCAGCCGCCCGGTCACCGCCGAGCTGGAGGGCAACCGGGAGGGCTCGAAGTTCCAGTCGATGACCCGGATCGCCGGCAACGCGACGACGATGCGGATCTCGCCCGGCGAGGCAGCCAAGCTCGGCTACGCGCTCACCAGCGCCGACACCGTGGTGCTGCTCGACCGCCCCGGTCAGCCGCGCTTCGGCATCGCCCGCGTCGGCGCGCGCGATGGCGGCGAGCTGAGCCTGGAGCTGACCACCGAGACGGCAGCTGCAACGGTGAGCCCGTGAGCGGCATCGTCGCCTACGCGATCCGGACCTGTCTCGGGCAGGCGCTGCTCGGCAAGACGCTCGCCGGCGACCGGATTCATGATTCCGCCGTCGAGCCTCTGGAGGAGATGATCAAGCCCGAGCCGCAGCCCTTCATCGTCATCTCGACGGACGACGAGGAGGCCGAGGCGCGGGGCTGGGAGCTTCTGGACGCCAAGCGCGCCATCAACATCGTGGTCGAGGTGGCGATCGGCGGCATGACGAAGGTCGACCTGCCGGCGTCGGAAGGCGGCGGGCCCGCGCTGCGCCTCGACATCCCGCACACCGACGAGGGGTTAGAGACCACCCTCAACATGGTCGGCCGGCAGATCTACCGCGAGATCCTAGTGGGCGGCGCGTGGTCCGACCTCTTCCGCGACATCGCCTACGGCCTGAGTAAGGTCACCGTGCGCCGCGGCGCCAACGCGGAGCAGGGCACGCGCTTCGCGGCCCGGCAGTACGTCTTCACCGCTGACACCATCGCGGAGCCGGATTTTGGCACGGAGCCGGAGGGCCTCTTCGCCGAGATGATCGCGCTTATGGAGGCGGACACCTACCTCGCGAAGGACGTGCCGCTGCTCCGCCGAATGATCGCGGGCGCCCCGCTGCCGGACTGGCACCGCGCGCAGGTCGAACTCGGCCTGACTGACCGCTCCTACCGCGCGCTTGGGCTCGGCCCGCTGTTCCGCGCGGAGGGCGAGCCGGCGGCGCAGCGCTTCACCCTCAACCGCCGCGGGCGGGCCCCGCTCGTCGTCCAGGCCGAGCCGTGAGCGACTTCGACGACCTCCTCCGGGTCGTGGTTCGGATGAGCCACCAGCTGGAGGAGATGAAGCACACCGCGACCAACATGCTGCGCGAGGGCGTGGTCGAAAGGGTCGACGGCAAGCGGGGCTATCAGGTCAACTTCGGCAAGGACGAGGACGGCAAGCCGATCCCGAGCGCGTGGTTCCCGCACCACGAGCAGGGCGGCGCCTTCAAGACCTGGCGCCCGTCGAGCAAGGGCCAGATCGTCTATGTGGTCGCGCCCGGCGGCGACCAGCGCCGCGCCTTCGTGGTACCCCAGGGCGGATTCTCGGACGACAACCCCCAGCCCTCGGACAAGCTGGAGGAGAACGTCGACACCTTCGGCCAGTACCGGCGCGAGATCCGCGAGAAGGACACGGTCGACAAGGTCGGTAAGGCAAAGGTCTCGAAGAAGGCCGAGGGCAAGATCACGGCCGAGACCGGCGACCAGCCCGACGACGGCAGCGCGCCGGGCGGCCTCGGCGCCAACGTCCAGCACGAGCTCAACCGGCAGCTGCAGGGCATCCGGGCGAACCTGACCCAGCTGGAGAACAACGTCGCCGGCCTGCACGAGATCACCTCGCGGTTCCGGGAGATCGCGCAGGGGCGGATCCCCGAGCTGGCAGCGATCCAGAGCATCCTCGATGGTAAGCCGGACGGCCTGGAGAAGGCCGCCAAGATGGCGCTGGGCAACCTCGAGGGGTACGTCGCCAAGTCCATGCAGCAGATGCTCGGCAAGCTGACCAACGGCTTCATGTCGAGCGTCATGGGCATGGTGCACGGCTTCGTTCAGGGGCAGATCGGCGGCCTGCTCGGACAGGTCGCGGACCTCGCCAGCCTCCACGGCATCACGGATGCCATCGCTGACCCGCTCGGTGCGGCCGAGGCGCTCGCCCTCGACGTCGCGGCGGGCGGCTCGCACGGCGTCTTCAACCGCAACCTCGACACGATCGGCGCCGCGTTTGCCGCCACGCCCGGGGAGGCCGCCTTCGCGTTGCTGCGCGGCCAGTTCGGCGGCGCGCTCGGCGGGGCGCTCGACGTGGCGGCCAACCTCGGCGGCATGCTCGACGGCCAGCAGAATCTCACCAAGGGCCTCACCCGGTCCTACCGCCTCGGCGGCTACTGACGGAGCAGCACCATGACGAAGGCCCGCTATCGGGTTGGCGAGACCGCCAACCTCGACGTGTTCCCGCACGGCACGAAGGTCGGCAGCGTGATCGAGCTGACCGAGGCCGAGGCGCTCTACGAGCGCGACATGGGCCGGATCACGCCGGTCGAGGAGAAGGCGTCCGCGCCCGCTCCCGTTGCGCAGAAGCCGGGCCGCGCCCGGTAACGCCGTGACCTCCTACGGCCTGAACCGCTTCACCGGACAGCCCCTCTCGGGCTGGGAGCACACGCTGCAGTCGGTGGACGTGATCTTCGAGACCGAGATCGGGGAGCGGATCATGCTGGAGCACTTCGGCGGAGGCCTGCGCCGCCTGCTCGGCCGCAAGCTGACGCCCGGCATCCTGGCGCTCGCCTCGGCGATCTTCGCGCTGGCGATCACGATCTGGGAGCCGCGCCTGCGCGTGGTTCGCGTGCGGGTCGCGCCATCGGTCGAGGAGTTCCGGGCCGGCGTCGTCACCTTCGTCATGGAGGTGGTCTACCGGCCCAAGGGCCATCTCGGCGATCTCACCGAGGAGCCGACGCTGCGCTTGGTCAGCGTGGCCGCCAACGACAACGGCGACCTGCGCTTCGGCACCTACGAGGAGCAGGCGGCGTGAGCCTCTTCACCGCCGAGCAGCTCGACCTCTCGCGCCTGCCGGAGGTCACCTTCGTTTCCGTCGATCAGGAGGCGGAGGCCAAGGCCCTGCGCGCCGACATCGCGGTCCGGCTCAACGCGGCCGGCATTCCCTACGACGTCCAGAGCCTGGAGACGGACAGCGTCACGATCCTGGCCGAGGCCTTCGCCTACCGCCGCGCGCTCGCCACCGCCGACATCAACGATGCCGTGCGGGGGCAGTACCTCGCGACCAGCTTCGGGGCGAAGCTCGACCACCTTTCCCTGACCCTCTACCCGGATCAGGTGCTCGACCGGCTGCCGGGCGAGACCGACGAGGCCTACAAACGCCGCCTCGCGCTCGCCAGTGAGGTTCGCGCGCCGCTCACCCCCGGCGCCTACCTGCACACGGCGCTCGCCTACAGCACCGACGTCGCGGACGCAGCCGTCTTCAACTGGGCCTCGGGCCTCGTCCGCCGCGGCGAGACGCTCGTCGTGGTGCTGGGCAAGCCCGGCGCCGACGAGGCGGCCCTGTGCGCCGGAATCGCCGAGGCGATCCGCACGCGGCCGATCAAGGTCGAGAGCGACACCGTCATCGTGCGCCCCGCCGCGCGCCGCACGGTCCGCGTCGCCGGCACGCTGTTCCTCCGCCCCGGCCCCGACGGCTCTCGGGTTCAGGCCGACCGGACCGCGGCCGTCGTCGCGCTCGGCGCGGCCCGGCGCAGGATCGGCCGGACGCTGCCCGCCGCGGCGCTCGCCGGCGCCATGGCCAGCGACCTTGTCGAGAGCGTTGCGGGCGTCACGGTCGACGGACGGCCGCTCGCGGCCGACCTCGTCCCGCCGCAGGACGGCGTGATCGAGATCGGCGCCGTCGACCTCGCCTGGACGCGGTTCAGTGCCTGATACGGCCCACCTGCTGCCGGTCAGCGCGACGCCGTGGGAGAAGGCGGTCGGCAGCGCGGTCGCGGCCTGGTGGTCGACGCTGCCGGTCGACCTGATCGGCAAGGCGCTCGACCCCTACGCCGTGCCGGTCGAGTGGCTCGACTGGCTCGCCAACACCCTCTCGGTCGACCTCTGGCGCGGCGACTGGAGCGAGCTGAAGAAGCGGGACGTCATCGCGCAGGCGCCGACCCTGCAGACGCTGAAGACCACGCTCCCCGGGCTCGCCGCCCACCTCGCGATCATGGACGCGCGCATCGTTCAGTCCGCGACGCCGCCCGGCGGGTTCTTCCTCGGGCGCGCGCCGACCGTGGCCGAGATGGAGGCGTGGTTCGCCACACTGCCGCAGGTGCGGGTCTACTTCGTCTCCGAGGAGCGCAAGGAGGGGCCCGAGCTCTACTGGGGCGACAGCTTCTACGGCGAGGGCTTCTGGCTGCCGGACCTCGCGCCAACGATCCAGCGTCGCAAGGCCGTGCTCTTCGATCGCGGGGTGGAAACACCTCTCGTCGTCACCACCCTCAGCTACAGCGACGCCGCGCGGAAGACGCCGGCCGAGGAGCGGGTGACGATCGAGGGCCGCGACGGGCCGGCCCTGTTCTTCGCCGACGGCTTCTACGGCGCCGACGACCACTGGAACGCTCTGGAGCGCGCGCCCAAGGTCTTCACCTACCGCTTCGACCGGACCTGGAACGAGACGGTCTCGCACCTCGCCGCGACCGCCCTCGACCCGAGCTACACCCCGCAGGACGTGCGCTCGACCCGGCAATCGGCCGAGCGCCCCCAGGGGCCAGAGCTGATCTGCAACGACGGCTTCTGGGCGGCCGACAACTTCTGGCTCCCCGACGTCGGCTACGGCCTCGCCTACGACCGTGTCGTGTTGCACGACCCCGCCCGGCCGGGCCCGGTCGGCTCGGCAGCGGGCTTCTGGGGCGCCGACCGCTACGGCCAGGAAGCCTACACCGTCGAGCTGATCGTGGACGTGCCGGCCACGCTCGTCGGCCCCGCCATCGCCTGGAGCGACGGCTTCTGGGGCGACGGCTTCCTCGAGCCGCACGATCCCGAGCCCTTCGAGCGCGCGGCCGAGGCGATCAACGTCGCCAAGGCCAACCGGGACGAGGTCCGCATCACGCTCGCCACCCACCGCCCGCGCACCTTCGCGGATGGCTTCCCGCCGGTCGGGACGCCTCTCAACACGCCCGTCCTCAACTTCCTGTGAGGCTCTGATGCCCGAGACCCTGCCCGTCATCACCGACCTGCAGCAGGCGCTGCCGAGCGACATCACCAAGGGCTTCCGCGAGATCCGCTCCAGCCTGTCCAACGTCGTGCGCGACGCGGTCGAGCCGGGGCTGGCCTGGGAAGGCTTCACGATGGCCGCCAACATCGGTGACACGCAGATCACCGTCGGCACCGGCCGGTTCTACAAGAACGGCGACGTCTACGGTCGCTACGAGACGCAGGTCCTCGACATCCTCGACGACCTGCCGCCCTACGATCAGCAGATCCTCGCGATCTGCGCGGGCGGGCGCGTCGCTCCGGTGATCGAGGGCCGCGCCTTCCTGCGCTCGACCGAGCGCAATCCGGACGGCTCGCGCAACGTCTACCAGCGGGACACGCAGACCGAGGAAGTCTACCTCGCCGAGCTGTCGATCGTGCCGGGCGACATCGCAGCGACCGCCAAACCCCCGGCCTCGGTCGGCAACGACCGCGTCGTGGTCGCCTACGCTCTGGTCTCGCCGGCCGGCCTGATCTCGATCACGCCTGTGGTGGCCAACCGCGTCACCAACGCTCGGCGTCAGCGCGTCGAGCTGCTGCGCCTCAGCACCGTGGTGGACGGCTACGCCCCGCGCCTCGCCTCGCTCGGCTCCGCGCTCACCGGCCTCGCCGACGAGGTCTCCGGCAAGGCGACCAACGCCGAGACGCGCCGGATCAAGGTGGCGCTCGCCCGGATCCAGGAGGTGCTCAACATCCCGGACGTGCGCACCGATTACGGCGGCGACCACTTCCTCGACGACGACGAGAGCGACAAGACCTTCGCGGCCTACGATGCCCGGGTCGAGGAGGGCCTGCGCTTCGCGGCGGCCGCCACGATCACGGCCGAGATCAAGCCGCTCTCGGACCTCGACACGTCGATCCGGCGCTCAGGCACCCTGATCCTGCCGGACTACACCGAGCGCCGCACCCGCGTGGCGCAGGGCAACAGCGGCATCATCCAGCTCAACAGCTTCGCGATCGACCTGCACACGATCGTCAAGGCGGAGATGAGCCGCCAGCGCTTCCGGTTCGGCGCCGCCTACGAGCTGTCCTCTTCGGCCGAGTTCTGGAACACCGGCAAGTTCACGGCCGGCAACGGGCCGTTCCAGATCTTCACGCGCAACGGCGAGAGCTATCAGGTCTACGACACCGGCCGCGAGGACGCTGAGGGTCATCAGATCAAGCGCCTGCGGCGGACCTGGCTCGATACGGTCACGGGCGAGACCTACACCTCGCGCCTCACCTCATCGCACACCCTGACCGGCTACGATTGGGTCCAGACCTTCCAGCAGCCGGAGGACGCGATCGTCGTCGGGCTCGGCCCGCACATCGCGAAGCTGCCGGCCGCGGGCGGCATGACGATCGGCCTGTGCGACACCACCGAAGCCGGCGCGCCCGACACCAAGCGCATGCTCACCTTCAAGGAGGTGGCGCTGAAGGATGGGCAGGGAAGGCTCAATTGGGCGCTGGCGCCCGGCGCCTCGATGCAGTCGATCACCCCGACCCTGCTCTCGAAGGGCTCGAACGTCGGCTTCTACCTGTCCACGCCGGCCGATTATTGGCTCTACATCGCGGACCTCGAGGTCTATCGCGACGGCACGCTGTTCTACCGGCCGACGCCGATCGTGTTCCAGGCCGATCCGTCGAAGGCCATCATGTTCGATCAGAGCGTGGCCGATTTCGTGCGGCCGCGGACCGAGCTGCAGCTGAAGCCCCTCAACCTCGTCGGCGGCTTCAACTCGATCGACGTGCTCGCCAAGCTGATCACGCCGGCCGGTACCCGCGCCGTGTTCGAGGTCGAGGAGGGCGGCCAGTACCGCCAGCTCGGCAACGGGGCCACGCTGGCCGGTACGCCCGAGACGCTCGGCTGGCGCCTCGTCTTCACCGGCACGTCCCAGTTGCAGGCGATGCTCGACCTCGCCGACGCGACCGTGACGCTGTCCCGGCCGAAGACGGCCTTCAAGCACGTCTCGACCGAGCGCACCACGCCGGCCGCGGTGCGCAGCGTGTTCCTCTCCGCGACGATGGAGAACTTCAACAGCGCCAAGCACACCTGCACGCTGAAGCTCTTCGCCAACAACGGCGAGGTGGCGCCGGTCGCGGTGGTCGACGAGCCGGATCCGGCCGATCCGAAGCGCATCGTGCGCACGGCCACCTTCACTTTCTCGGCGCCCGGCATCACGAAGTTCCGGCGCATCGTCCAGGGCACCACCACCGACACCGGCGACCTCTTCCACGTCGCCGAGGTCATCGACGTCACGCAGGCCACCTGATCCGGAGCGCACCATGTCCCTGCCGAAGACCATCAAGGCCGCGGCGACCTACGAGGTCGCGCTGGCCGCGCCCGTCACCATCGCGGGCCGGGTGGTGCGCCCGGACGCGCGCCGGCTCACCGTGTCGGGCGCCCTGCTCAAGACCTTCGACCCGGCCGCGGTCGAGAGCGCGCGCGAGGTGCCGGCCCACGACACCGCGCCCCTGCCGCCGGAGGGCTGAGGCGTGGCCTACACGATCCCTCCGGGCGAGACCGACATCGTCGGCACGCTCACCCGGATCCTCGCCGACATCGATGTCCGGCTGAAGCGGGCGCAGGAGGCGGCCGACACGCTGCCGGCGGCCGAGCGGGAGTTCCGGGCAAACGCGCTGAAGCGTATCTCCGCGGACCTCGCGCCGATGGTGGACACGCTGCGCGCGCGGATTCAGCGCGGCGTGCTCACCGCGACCTCGGACACCGAGGTGTTGCTGATCGGCGGGATCGAGCGCACATGGGTCGTCGCCGAGGCCGACCGGACCACCTTCGCACCATCGCCCTACGTGCTGGCGCTGCGGCGCCTGTCGATGGCCGACACCGCGCTTCTGCGGGTGACCGGCTGGGACCCTGCTAGCGGCGCCTTCACGGCCGAGGTGCTGGAGATCACCGGCAACCCGGGCCCGCACACGGATTGGGAGTTCGTCTCCGGGCCGGGCGTGGTCACCGCGCAGCGCGCGTGGATCGCCGAAGGTCGGTCCGAGCGCGCGCTGACTGTAGCGGCCCGGCAGTCCGCGCAGGATGCGGCCGCGCAGGTGGCGAGCGATAAACTCGTCGTCGGCATGTCGAAATCGGGCGCTGAGCAGGCCGCAGCCACCGCCACCTCGAAGGCGGCAGAGGCCGTGGCTGCCGCGGACCGGGCCAAGACCTGGGACCCGACGAATTACTACGCGAAGGCCGCCGTCGATCAGAAGCTCACGGACGCGGCCACCGCCACGGACGGGAAGATCGCGGCGCTGAAGGGCTCGGCCGACGCCGACCACGACACGCTCGGCGAGATCGCGGCGGACCTCGCCAGCGTCAAGGCGGCTGTCTCCAATCAGCTCGACCCGATCGTCGCAGCAATCATCTTCGGGGGCTAAGTCATGGCGACCAAGTTCAAGCCCGTTTCGCTCGACCTGACGACGGCTCTCCAAACCGCCTACACTTGCCCGGCCAATACGATCGCGCTTGTCCTGGCGGCACAGGTCGCGAATACGGACGGCACCGTTGACGTCGATACGACGAGCCAGTGGCTCGACGCGAGCGCGGCGAACAAGGCCACGCGCCTCGCCAAGGTTCTGACGGTTCCGCCAGGCGCGGCGGCCAACCACATTGCCAAAATCCTCATTCTGGAACCGGGCGACGCGATCCAGATCGTCGCGTCGGCCAACAACGCGGCGCAGGCGACCCTCTCGGTTGTGGAGATTACCTGATGCCCTATGGCCTGATCGGGAACAAACAAGCCTCGTTCACGTCCGGCAAGGCCAACGGCGTGTTTTCCCTGGGGGACGTCTGCGCGCTTCAGAAGGGCAGCGCGTGGCACCAGCCGAACCTTGCGAAGCGGTTGGCGATCCCGGCGCCGTCGCCTGCCCCTTCGGCCCAACTCGGGCTTGTGCCCGTGCCCCATCCGAACGGACGGCTTGTCGTTCTTGTCGGGGCGATAGAGAGCTACGCAACCGCCCAATCCAGCCCGGTCCTCGCGTACTCTCTGAACGGGGCGGCTCCTATTACGGTCGCGTCGGCCGCGTTTGACGGGACTAACTATATCCGAAGCTCGATCTACAATTACGGGTTATCTCCGGACGGTATTCACTTTTACGTTCATTTCATGAACTACGCCGCCGGAGGCGACTGCCTAGTCTATGACTGCGACGGTTTTAGCTTGTCGAACCCAAGGTCGGCGTTCAGTAGCGGAACGCCGAGAACACAAGGTCGAGGCTATCTCAACGGTGGACTGTGGGCCGTTCCCCGCATGAATTGGTCTTCGGACGGTCAGTATATTTACGGATTCGGCACGGACAGTCGGCGCTCGCAATTTTCGACGCGCAACCCCGCGACGGGCATCTTGACACCGCAAACACTGTCCTGGGGTGCCGGCAGTGAAGAAAGTTTCTATGGCGGCGGGGATTGGTACGGCAACGGGAACCAATTCAACATGCTGCTCTCGCCGAACAAGCGGGGCGTCTTTACGTGGGGCAACAAGGGTTCCGCGAACTACTGCGTAATGGCTGTGGGCGGCGTCAACCTGGACGCTCGAACCGGGACCGCGCGCACCGCGACACCTGGCATCAGCGGCGCATCCGATCGGCAGATATTCAATCCGCAATGGTCCTTCGACGGGCAATACGTCTTCGTTGACGAGGGTTCGCGGAGTGATGGCGACCGCAAGCTGTATCACTATCGCACGAATGGCCTCGGGACTTGGGCCGGGACCAGCGGCAACTCCGCGTCGTTCGTCGCGATCGACCCAACCGTGACGTTCACGGCATTCGCCTGCACGGATACGGAAATCATTGCCTGCACCAAGGCGGGCCAGATCGTCGCCTACAAGTATTCAGACGACAGCTTTACCAAGCGTGTGCTGATCGACCTGCAACAGCCAACGATCAGCGGACCAGTCGGGTTCATGCATAGCAGCGTCGCGACCCCGAAACTGCTGGGCCTCGGACGGGCAAGCCCGAACGCATGGACAAGCAACGCTCTCATCCTGAGAGCGACCGAAAATGCGGCGAACGTGTGAGGGGCGATGGAACACACCCAAAATGCCGGCGGCGTTTGGTCCTACCCGGCGCCGCTCCCGTTCCGGGTGATGCTCCCGGACGGCATGACGCGCACCGATCCCTCAACCTTCACGGCCGAGGAATTGGCCGCCTGGGGCTTCACGATCGCCCCGGTGCGGCCCTCGTTCGATGCCTCGACGCAGGTGCTCGCCTGGGATGAGGTGGCCTGCGCGTGGCGGCTCGACGACCGGCCGGCTCACGTCGAGCCTGCGCCCGTCTCTGTATCCTCGGCGCAGGCGTGCCTTGTCCTCGACGAGGATGGGCTGCTCAACCGAGTCGAGGCGATCGTTGGGGCCATGCCAAAGGCGGTGCAGATCTGGTTCGCGCGCGCCAACACCTGGGAGCGCTTCAATCCCTACGTCATGGGCATCTGCCTCGAACTCGACCTGACCGAGGCCGACCTCGACGACAAGTTCCAGCGCGCCGCGCGCCGCCTCTGAGCCGCCTGCCCCTCACCCATTCCTGAAACCGGCCTCCGGGCCACCCTTCACCCTGCCGGTCGCCGGTGGGGCCTCTCAGCGTGGAGACACCACCCATGGCCAGCCCGACTTTCGGCACCATCGACCAGCGCTTCTCCGACGAGCCGGTGCCAACCGGCCCCGTCGATTTCTCGAAGATCGCCTTCGTCACGACCTCGACGGGGGCGGACGACGAGCTGTTCCCGGCCGGCTACGCAGCGGACCGGACCTCCTACAAGGCGGTCCGCTTCGCCTCCACGGACGTCGCCTTCACCTCGAAGCTCGGCACCGGCTACCTCGCCGACGCGGTGCGCGCCGTGAACCAGCAGGTCGCTCCCGGCGGCCAGGCCGCCGACATCACGGTGATCCGCTGCGCCGAGGGCGGCTCGCTCGCGCAGACCATGGCCAACATCATCGTCGGCCTGCAGGCGCTGAAGGCCGCCCCGCCCAAGATCAAGGCCACCCCGCGCCTCGTCGGCACGCCGGGCTACACCGCCCAGCGCCTCACGGGCGTGACCCGCATCACGCCGTCCAGCCGCGGCTCCGGCTACACCGCCGCGCCGAGCGTCACCCTGACCGGCGGCAACGGCACCGGGGCGGTCGCGGCCGCCACGATCTCGCGCGGCATCGACACGATCGCCGTGGATTCGGCCGGGACCGGCTACACCTCCGCACCGACCGTGGTGGTCGCTCCGCCGGCCGGCGGCGGCACGCGCGCCGTGGCGACCGCGACGGTCTCGGGCGGCGCCGTCACGGCGATCACCGTCACCAACAAGGGCCACGGCTACGGCCCGAGCGAGGTCCCGGCGATCACCCTGGTGGGCGGCGAGGGCTCGGGCGCGCTCGCCACGCCGACGCTGACCGGCGTCATCGAGAGCGTCTACGTCCTGAACGGCGGCTCGGGCTACACGGGCGCGCCGACCGTCGCTTTCACGGGCGGGGCCGGCACGGGCGCGGCTGCGAGCGCCACCATCGAGGTGCTCGCCAACCCGGTGATCGCCGCGCTGCCGGAGACGCTGAACGCGCTCCTCGCGATCGCGGTGGTCGACGTGGACGATTCGAGCCGCGACGGCGCGATCTCGGCCCGCCAGACCATCGGCTCCGAGCGGATCATGCCCGTGGGCGTGGCGGCCCGGGTCTTCGACACGGACGGCGCCACGGTCATCACCCGCCCCATGGCGCCGCGCATCCTCGGCCTGATCACCCGGGTGGATTTCCAGAACGCGGGCAAGCCGTTCGAGCCCTTCGCCAACCGGCAGATCTACGGCCTCGTCGGCACCTCGCGCGACATCGAGTTCGACATGCGCGACGGCTCGGTCGAGGGCCAGCAGCTGCTCGCAGCCGAGGTCTCGATCGTGGTCTCGGGCGAAGTCGACATCGACGGGGCCATCGCGGACGGCGGCTTCGTCTTCATCGGCACCGACAACTGCGCCACGGACGGCGACCTCTGGCAGCAGATCCATCAGGTGCGCGGCGCCGACATCATCGACGTCGAGCACATGCGGATCACCCGCCTGTACCTGGGCCGCAACATCAGCGCCTCGAACGCCGAGGCCTGGATCAACTCGCAGAAGTTCAACCTGCGGGACCACAAGGCTGCCGACGACATCCTCGGCTACAAGGTCGAGTTCCTCCCCGACCAGAACAGCCCGGAGGAGGTGCGCGCCGGCCGCCTCACCACCGACCTCGGCATCGAGGAGGCGCCGGTCTTCCGCGTCGCGAAGCGCAACGTGCGCCGCTACCGCCAGGCCGTGAGCGACCTCGTCGCCGACATCGCGGCGCGCATCAACGCCTCCGCCATCCTCTGATCGGGCCCCCGGTCCGCTCTCCCGACACGTCAGCCTGAAGGACGACCGCGATGCCTGCGCAGTATCCGTACATCATGGAGGCGGTGGACGTCCGCCGCGCCCAGAAGCCCGATACTACCCGCAGCAAGATCATCAAGACGATGGCGCTGCCAGCGCTCACCCGCGTCACCTCCGAGATGCTGGCGGGCGGCTCGATCGCCAAGCTCAACCTCAGCTTCCCGCAGATCGAGGCGCTGGAGCCGAAGTATGCCACCCACGGCCCCGACCTCGACATGCTCCGGAACTTCGGCCTCGCCGCCGGCAGCGAGATGGATCGGTGGGTCTTCGCGGGCTCGATGCGGGTCCGGAAGGGCGGTGTCGTGCCGGCGCGCGCCACGATCGAGGGCGTGGTCAACGCCTGGGAGCCGGACGAGAACACGCCCGGCGAGCTCATGGGCTGCAATCACACCTTTGCGGAGGTGACGCACTACGAACTGATCATCGACGGCGAGGAGCTGTTCTACTTCGACGACGACGAGAACATTGCCCGGTCGGGCGGGGTGGACTGGTTCGCCCCGACCCGCCGGGCGCTGGGGATCTGATCAGCCGCGGGGTGGTCGCCTGCCGCCTGCCTTCCGCCTCGTCCTGATCTGGCAGTCCACGCGCCTCAGTGCTCCGTGCCCGGACGGTTCTGACGCATAGGCTCTTGGGAATTTTGCACGAAGCTGGATCGCTTCGGGTCGCCCTTTAGATGTGCGACCCGAATTCGCATGATGAGGGCAGCTGCGACGCCCGAAACCAGCGTCATCATCGCGAGGGCGATTATCAATTGACTGTTATTTCCCACGGCGCAGCTCTCTTTTTCCTGGATATATGTACAATCAATTCGGACAATAAATAGTTCGCTGCGCCTAAAATGTTTCTCAGAGATGCGGCACGGACAAACACATGCCCAGCTATACCCTGAAGTCCCCGATTGTGCTGAAGGACAATCGCCAGTTTGCCGTCCTTACGATGGAGGGCGCCACCTTGGCCGGCGTCGCCATGCACGAGAGCGTGCTGGCGAGCACCGGATCCTCGACCGCGGCGCTCGTCGCCATGCTCGCCGTCGAGTGCGGCTGGCCGCAGGAAGCCGTTGGCCGGATCGCCGCCGCCGAGATGGAGGCGGTCATCGAGGCGCTCGACCCTTTCGCCTTCGCTCGCCAGCCTGGCGAGAGTGGCGAACCCTCGCCGCAGACGTCGCCCACTTCCTGAGTACGCCCCTGCCGATGCTCCGCCCGGAGCCGTGGTCCGATCTCCTCGCGTGGCACGCCGAGGCGGTCCGGATCGCGCAGTGGCACGCTGAAGGCTGAGAACCCCGCATGGCATCTCGCACCGCGCAGCTCATCGCGCAGCTCGTCGACCGCGTCTCCGGCCCGGCCAAGGGCATGGCCGGCGCACTCGATGGCGTCGCCGCGGCCGGCAAGCGGCTCGGCAAGGGCGTGGCGACGCCCGCCCTCGACAAGCTGACCAAGGATCTGAAGGACGCGCAGGCGCAGGCCGAGAAGCTGGCGCAGCTGCAGGGCCGGATGAAGACGCTCGGGACCTCGCGCACCGCCTTCAACGGCGCGCGCCAGGATCTGGAGCGGATCAGTCGCGAGCTGGAGGCGGCGCGCAAGCTGTCGGCGGCTGGCGAAAAGGAGGCGGCCCGCTCCGTGCGGACGCTGGAGCGGGAGCAGGCCCGCGCCCGCGCCTCGGTGCGTTCGGCCGCCAGCGCGTTCGAGGCGGAGGCCGAGGCGGCCAAGCGCCTCCGTCGCGAGCTGGCGGCCCTCGGGGTGCCGATGACCTCGCTGGCCTCGGCGCAGTCGTCGGTCGCGGCGAAGGCGCAGGCTGCTGCCACCGCCCTGGACCGGCAGACCCGAGCCGAGAAGCGGGCGCGCGCGGCCGACGCGCTGGCGTCGCAGGCGCATGAAGTCGGTGCGCCCGGCCGGCGCGGCGTACCGGGCGGGCTGGGGCTGGTCGGTGGGCGGTTCCTCGGCGCGGGCGCGGCGGCTTACACCGCTGCCGCCACCTACAAGCAGGCTGCTGCCTTCGACCGACGCATCACCATGATCGGGCAGACGGCCGATGCGTCCAGGCCGGAGATCGACAAGCTGGCCGCCAGCGTCCACGACCTCGCTCAAGAGACGGCCACGCCGGTCGATCGCCTCGTCGGCGGTCTGGAATCGCTCGTCGCGCAGGGCCGCAATCTGCGTGAGGCCATGGAGTTCCTGCCAGCCGTGGCGCGCACCGCCGCCGCGACGGGCTCCGAGGTCGACGACATCGCGAAGTCGGCGGACTCGGTCGGGTCGAACTTCGGCATCGCCGGCAAGGAGATGCAGGCCGCCTTCGACATCATGGCGGCGGGCGGCAAGGCCGGGCAGTTCGAACTCAAGGACATGGCCCGCTACCTGCCCAGCCTGTCGCCGGCCGCGAAGGCGGTCGGTTTCGCCGGTCAGCAGGGCCTCTCCGACATCGTCGCCATGCTGCAGGTGATCCGGAAGGGCGCGGGCTCGTCCGAGGAGGCCGCGACCTCCCTGACCAACATCTTCCAGAAGATGGAGAGCGAGGAGACGGTCAAGCGTTTCAAGAAGATGGGTGTCGACCTCGAGGCGGCCATGAAGAAGGGCCGCAAGGAGGGTCGCAACCTGATCGAGGTGTTCGAGGAGGCCGCGAACAAGGCGCTGAAGGGCGACCTCTCGAAGCTGCCGAACCTCATCGCCGATCAGGAGTTCGGTCGCGGCGTGCGCGCCCTGATGACTTACCGCAGCGAGTGGCAGAAGCTCTCGGCCACGATCCGCGCCACCTCGGCCGGCACGGTTGCGAAGGACGTCGAGCGGGTCACGAAGGACTCGCAGTCGGCCCTCGACCGGCTCGGCAACTCGCTGCAGCGCGCAGGTGAGGCCGGGGCGCGGTTCATGGATTCGGCGTTCGGCACGAGCGACCGGATCCAGGGTGTGGCGAAGGGCCTGGAGGCGACGGCGCAGGCGATCGAGCGCATCAACGAGGCCTACAACAAGGGCGGCCTGCGCGGCGTCGGCAAGTTCCTGAAGGACCTGCCCGCCGAGGCCGCGCGCGAGAAGCTCGCCGAGACCCTGCCGGAGCGGAAGAAGGAACAGGCCGGCCAGATCAAGGCGATCGAGGACGACATCACCGCGACCGAGCGGACGATGCGGCAGACCGGGCGCTCGCAGGAACAGATCGACGGCGTGCTTCGGTCGAAGCGGGCGGCGCTCGCGGCGGCCAAGCGCGCGCAGGGCGATCTCGACATGGAGGGCGCGGGCTTCCGGAAGGACCCGCCGAGCATGCTGCAGGACCCGACCGCACCGATCCAGGGGCAGACGGGCCCGATCGGCCAGGGCGGCGGCTCTCGCTTCGGCTCGGCGTTCGGCGAGGCCTTCCCGCTCGACACCTCGAGCCGCAAGCCGCTGCCCGCCGTGACGCCGCTGCCACCGCGCCGGCCGGCCAGCCTGCCGAACATCTACGGCGACATGAACGACGCGCTCGGGCCGGGGCAGACAATCGCGCCGAAGGTCGACACCTCCCAGGTCGAGGCACTCAAACCGAAGGCCGACGAGGCAAAGGCTGCGGTCGAGGGTCTGAACGTCACTGTGACGCCGAACGTGGACGCCTCGTCCATCACCGCCGCCGAGGGTGCTGCAGATCGTCTGATCGCGAAGCTGGCTCAGGCGGGGGCGAAGGCGACCAGCGTCGGGAATCAGGCGTCGGCCGCGCTCGCCAACGCCGGGGCCGGCGCCCGCACCGGCCGCGTCGCGCAGGCTTTCGCGAACTCGCCCTCGGCCGGGGAGGCCTGATCCATGCTCTGGCAGGTGGGCCCGCTCACCATCTCGCGGCGCCCGTACAACATCGAGGAGTGGTCTCGGGAGGCCTCGGCGTCCTGGGCGAAGAAGGATCTGCTCGGGCGGCGCCCGGATCGTGAGTTCACGGGCGAGGGCGAGGAGAAGCTGACCCTGAAAGGCCGGCTTCACCCGTTCAACCGGCGCGCCATCGCCGGCCTGTCGAGCCTGGAGCTGGCGCACAGCCTCTGCCGCACCGGGCAGCCGGTCTTCGTCACGCGCGCCGACGGCCGGGTGTTCGGCTTCTACGGCATCGAGAGCGTGAAGGAGGACCACAGCGCGATCGGCCCGCACACCGGCGGCATCGGCCAGCAGATCGACCACGAGCTCAACCTGGTGCCGGTCGGGCAGCCGGGCGTCGGGCCCGCCACCGACCTGCTCTCGCAGCTCATCAGCCTGTTCGGGTGACGTCATGCCCCTGACCATCAAGGTGGCCGGCGCCGGCATCACGGTCGCGAAGCTGCTCTGGCGGCACGGTGGCCGCCGCGGCAACACCTCCGCCCGGCTCACCGAGACGCTGGAGCTGAACCCCGGACTCGCCGCTCTCGGGCCCGTCCTGCCGCTCGGCACGCCGGTGACGCTGCCCGACCTGCCGCCCGTCGCCGCTCAGCCCCGCGCAGTGGTGCCGGCCGTATCGCTCTTCGACGACTGAGGCGCGCCATGCCGCTGACCGTGGATTGGGCCGTGCTGATCGACGGCCAGGACATCACGTCCCGCATGAACCCCTACGTGCAGGAGATCGAGGTCACGGACGGGGACGGCGGCGGCGGCGATTCGGCCCGCATCACGCTCGCCGACGACGGGCGCCTGATCCTGCCGCGCAAGGGCGCCGAGATCACCGTCGTGATCCTGGGGGTGAAGGTCTTCACCGGCATCCTCAAGACGCCGCGGCTGACCTACGCGAAGGGCCAGGGCGGGTTGATGATCCTGAACGCCTCCGGCCACGACACCGAGGGCAAGGGCAAGGAGGGGCAGGAAACCACGAAGGAGGACGGGACGCTCGGCGAGTTCCTGACCGAGATGGGCAAGAAGGCCGGCTACACGGTGAAGCTCGACCCGGCGCTGGCCAAGGTGAAGCGCACCTTCTGGGCCGCCGAGGGCCGCAGCTTCCACCACATGGCGCAGGCGCTCGCCAGCGAGTACGGCGCGACCGTCAAGTTCTCCGGCAAGAAGGCGGTGCTGGCCAAGCGCGGCAAGGGCATGGCCCCGAACGGGCAGGCCCTGCCGACGATCCGCGCCATCGCCCTGGGCAACCTGCTCAACGCCGACATGGAGCCCTACGAGGGCAGCGCGGTCTTCCGGGACGCGCGCTTTATGTTCTTCGACCGGCGGGGCGCGAAGTTCGAGGAGGAGAAGGCTGACATCCGGCCCGGCCCGACCTCAGGCGCCGGCCCGGCCAAGAAAGTCATGCGCGGGCGCGCCGCCAGCAAGGAAGACGCGAAGGATCGCGCCGAGGGGCGGGCCAACGCGTCCGAGCGGGACAAGGGTAGCGGCACGGTCGAGATCGACATCGAGCCGCAGGCGCGCGCCGAGGGCACCTGCATCGTCTCCGGCACGCGGCCCGGCATGGACGGCACCTACCGGATCGCCAGCGTCACCCACACCCTGCGCGCTGGCGAGGGCGGAGGCGCCACGACGAAGCTCGAGCTGAAGCAGCCGGACGACAAGGCCGGCACCGATTCCCGCAAGGCCGGCGACTGAGCCGCGCGGGCTGACCCCGGCCGGCCCACGCCGGCCCCGATCCCTGACATCGTGAGGACCACCATGCAGCTCAGCCCCATCGGCGAGGCCGTTCTGATCGCGCGCGAGGGCCGGCGCCTCGTTGCCTACCAGGACACGGTCGGCGTCTGGACCATCGGCATCGGCGTGACCGAGATCGACGGCAAGCCCGTGCGCAAGGGCATGACGATCACCGCCGCGCAGTGCGACGCGCTCTTCGACGTCACGGTGGCCCGGTACGTCGCCGCCGTGAACCGCGGCCTGAAGGTGCCCGTGGGCTCGCACGCCTTCGATGCCTTGGTCTCGATCTGCTACAACATCGGCATCGCGGGTTACCTCGGCTCCACTTTCCTGAAGCGCATCAACGCGGGCGACATGGCCGGCGCGCGCGACGCGATCCTGATGTGGCAGAAGCCGGCCGGCATCATCACGCGTCGGAAGGCCGAGGCCGAGCAGTTCCTGACGGCCTACGCGCTGGCCCTGCCGCGTCCGACCACGACCGCCCAGCCGATCCGCGTGGCCGCTCCCGTGATCGAGGTCGTGCATCCGGAGACAGTGACGCCCGTCATCGTGCCCGTGCTGCCGCCGCCGCGCGTGGTGGCGACGCCGAACTGGCTGGCCCGGCTCGGCCGCTGGATCGACGTCACGTTCGGGGCGGGCTCGCACGCCACAGCCAACGACAACGCTGAGCCGACCGTCCGCCGGGCGGCGTAGAGAGGCAGCGGGCCGGCAACGCATGGGGGAATAGCGCGCCGACCCGCCGGCCGTGCGCTTGCTCTGATCGGGCGGAGCGCAACGACTCGCACAGCATGGCGTGCGGCATGGACCGCCTCAAGCTGAAGCCTCGGCCATCCGAGGAATCCACAATCCCGACGCCGGCCGGGTAGCGCCGCGCACCCTCCACCACAACCGAGAGTTTCGACATGACCCGCAAGGCTACCCTCGCGGCGCTGGCGCTCGCCTGTGCCGTCCTCACGCTCGTCTCGCCGGCGGCCGTCTTCGCTGCCGAAGTGGTCGCCGCACCGGCCACCACCGCCGTCGTCCTACCGTGGGGCGACTGGATCGTGGCGATCGGCCAGGCCATCACCGCGGTGCTGCTGCCCGTCCTCGTCGGCCTGATCAGCCGGGCCGTCTATCAGGTCGCGCCCTGGGCCATGCTGTTTCTCACGCAGAAGCGCATCGAGCAGATGGCCGAAGCCGTCACGGACTACGCCCTGAACGCGGTCGGCGGCGTGGCCAAGGGCCAGCAGCTCACCATCCCGGTCGGCTCGGCCGTCATCGCCAAGGCCGTGCAGCGCGCGGTCGACGTGGTCCCTGCCAAGGTGATCGCGGCGGCCGGTGGCCCGAACGGCATCGCCGAGATCGTGTTCCGCCGCCTCAGCCTCGTCCCCGAGGCCAACGCGGCCAACACGCTGGCGCCCGCCCAGGCCGCGATCCAGGCCCGATGAGCGATCTACTCTTCCGTCCCGCGCTCCGGCGCGGGGCGAACCTTCGTGCAGATCTCTGCATCCGGGAGGCGCTTTTGCCGAACCGCAAGCCCCTGATGCCGGCTCATCCGGCCGGTCCCTACAGCACCTATCGCCTGTTCGAGTGGTGCATGGCGGTGATGATGCTCCTTATCGCCCTCACCCTCGCGCTGCCGGGCGACACGATGGAGCGCGGCGCGCTGAAACCCATCGCCGAGATCGGCTTCAGCGAGGAGAACATGGCCTTTTTCTTCGGCTGCATCGGCTCGGTTCGGGCGCTCGCCCTCTACCTCAACGGTCACATCAACAACTTCCGGGTGGGCCCGAAGGGGGCAATCATTCGGGCCTGCTGCTCCGGGCTGAGCTGCCTGATCCTCGGTCAGTTCGTGGCGGCGCTGGTCTACGACGCCTGCACGGTGTCGCACTCGGCCAGCCTGATGATCCCGGTCTTCGGGACGCTCGCCGGCTTCGAGGCCCTGTCCGTCTATGTGGCGATGCTCGACTCCGCGAACCGGAGCGACCGGCTCGCCAGGGCGCTGATCGAACTCAAGAGGGCGGACGTCTGATGGAGGCTCTGGTCGGACTGCTCAAGGACACCTTCACCTCCCTGCCCATCCTCCAGGTTTTCGTGGGCGGCGTGGCGCTGATCGTGATCGGCTACATGGTGATCCGCGGCCACGGCGATCGGCAGACGGCGGCCACGCCTGCGCCGGCCGCTGGCACGGTCGCAGACGTTCCCCCGATCTTCGCGCAGGGCCCTCGCGAGATGCTCGACATCATGCGCGAGTTGCGGGACCTCGGCCGGCGCAACGATGAGGACCTGTCCGATATCCGTGAGGCGGTGCGGGGGCTTCTCGATCTAGCCCGTCGGATGGTCGACCTGCTCGACCGGATCGAGCGGGAGCAGAGCATCGCGAACCGGGCGCGTCGGATCGGCCGGGACGGCGCGTGACCTGCCCACCGTCCGATCAGGATCTGAGCGCCGTGATCTGCTTGCTGGCTGGGCTGATCATCGGTGGAGCGGTTGCCGCGCGCGGGCCGCCGGGATGACGGTCCCGTGACGAGTGCGCTCGCGCACGCGGGCTTTGGCATGCCACGCCCTATCTCAGCCTCGCCCTAAGGGCGTTTCCTCCCAAGACTCCAGCCCGCCCGGCCCCGCCGCGGCGGGCTTTTTCGTGCCACGGATCGGTCTGCTCGAACCCGGCGATCTGCATCGCGTTGATGCGCGACCGTCACCTACCAAACGGGCCTGAGATGCCGCTCTACACGATAGATACCGATGACGCTGGCAGCTTCGTGCCAGGCGACCCGGAGGCCGGTTTTGACTGCCCGAGGAAAGCTAGGACGGAAGCGCATCGGGTGCTGGGATCCATGACAAACAGCGCCTTGCCGGATGGTGAGCATCGCGTGCTTCAAGCCGTCGTTCGTGATGACTCCGGACAAGAAGTCTACGCGGCGACTGTGACGTTCGCGGGGGAATGGAAGGTTCCGCTGGCTGCGGAATGAGCAGCGCACTGCCTTGATCTTGCCGCCCTTCGGCGCGACCCTGCTCTCGACCGCTGGTGCGGTCATTTCCTCCCAGACTTGGCCCGCCCGGCTCAGCGCCGCGGCGGGTTTCTTCGTCCTACCCGGTCACAGGTTCGTGAATGAGCGGGAGCATAGTATCCTAATCCACGTTAGCCCCGGCCTCACCCCTGCCGAGCCAGTGATGCCCCTCTACACAATCGATACCAATGACGGGGACCTCTTCGTCGCGGGTTCCCTAGAAACCGGCATCGACTGTCCGCTAAAGGCCAGGATGGAAGCGCATCGGGTGCTCGGATCGATGACAAGATACGCTCTGCCCGATGGGGAGCACCGCGTCCTACGGGCCATCGTTCGCGACGACATGGGGCGGGAGGTCTACGTCGCGACCATCACGTTCACAGGCGAGTGGAAAATTCCGCTTGGCGCTTAACTCTCATGCCTCACCCCCTACGATCGCCCCGCAGGCGAAGCTGGGGCGGCGCGCTCACCGCGTCTGATATATCCGCCGTGGGGGCGAGGAAGGTGCGGGCGATCCTCACCTTCAGGTTCGCTCGGCGAACGGGGGAACGTCCACAAGCGAGCCGATCAAACGTAACAAGGCCTGATGCTCAGGACCGCTCGCGCCGTCGTGCAAAAAGTCTCCCAATGCAATGTGCGTTAGGTGACCGCCGGAGGGGCCGTTCGGCTGATGGATCACGAAGGCGCGACCGCTCTCCGGCTCGCGCCCTAGGAACCAGCAGTCCCCGCGCGGGCTACAGTACAGCTCTCGTCTATTGGTCTTGGACACGAGCGACCTCCCTGTTTACGCCGAGCATACGCCGGCAGGAGGAACCGCGCGAGGCGACGGCACTGGCACCTCGCGCGATCCGCATTGGGCTCGACGTTCGACCTAACCTACGATCAGGGCTGACACTGTAGAAACTCCGGATGATCGTGCGCGGCGTCTATCTGTGACCAAGCGTCGGTCGCGAGTTGCTGGATCACGGTGTCCAGCCGCGAACGCCGCGGTGCACCTCATGGTAGGTCGATGCGTCGTGGGCCGAGCGTCCGCGACCCTAACCGCCGCGACAGGGCGTGTCCAAGATGTCAGCGTTGCACAAGATGCCAACCGAGATCGCTCAGTCACGACGACGTGCACGCTTATCTTAATGCGCCCCATCGCTAACATCTGTGTATGGCGCTAGGCGACGGATCGGAGAAATTCGGCGACCAGAGCAATGATTCGGGCTGCCGCGATGGAAACTGAGTCGCATCAGCGCATTTTTCGCTGTCACCTGATGGTGACGGTGCAAGCCGTGCTCTCTGAGTACCGGCCGGGGGCCAGCGCCCAGATGGTAACGGACCTGCTCGCGCGTCTCGAAGCCCTGGAAGCAAAGGCTATGGCGGAGGGTGCGCCAGTCGCAACGATAGCGGCCATCCGTGGCGCCAAAGTTTTGATACAGATTCCGCCCGCACCGAGAATGCGCCATTTTCCTATAGTGGTGAGCGATCTCTGAGGTCGTGTCTTCGATGAGGCTGCACGCGCTTAAGCGTCGCCAACCCACACCACGGCCAGGACTAGGTTGGCCGTGAGAACCACGTGATCGTGTTCGTCACGGACAACCGCTCCGATCGTGCCGTTCATGTGGAGAAGCGGGTCGTCTTTGGCAATGACACATAGCTGCCGGAGCGCTTCGGCACTGATAGAGTCGCGGTTTTCGCACTCTTTGCCGTCCTCATCACGCGCTGAGAACTGGGAGTTGTGGACGTCGAAAAAATAAAGTGCCATGGACAGTCCGCCTGCTTCACGTGCGGGAGCCCATCTGGTCTCTCTGTCGTCGATGCACGAGCACCCTATCGACGATAAAAACAATGTAATGAGACCCATACCGGTTTACATCGGTCTGAGGGGAAATTCTTTTCGGGCTTCCAACAAATCGATCGGCGCATCATCGGCTTAGGCAGAGGCTTAAGCTCAGGGAGGTGGAGCCCTATCGACTCGGGGCACAAGGTGAAGGTAGTTCGGGTCGAAATTGCAGTAGGACCACAGCGCCTTAACATCTGGTATTTCTAATCGTTTTCCTTTCAGAGATACTAAATTGTATGCCCGGAGCTCTTGAAGTGTGCGATTGACATGCACGCCACTCATTCCAAGGATGTCCCCCAACTCTCTTTGCGTTAGCGGAAAGTTGAAGGCATTCGGCGTCGCAAGGTCGACCAAAAGAAAGCGCGTGTGCAGCTCGCAAAAGAGATGCGCCATTTGCCGTTGCGCCGATCGTTGACCCATGCTCACAAGCCATTCGCGCAGGATGCCCTCATCGAACAGCGTCGCCCACCAGAGCGCACGCGTGATCCTCGGATGATGCTCTGTCAGGTCATCGATAACCTCGTGAGGTAGTTCAGCGACAACACACTGTGTTAAAGTGGAGATAGAGTGATCCATACTGCCGAGAATTGCTACGTGCAGATCACAGAAATCGCCAGGCATGAGAAGCGCAACAATTGGGCGATTGCCTGTCTCGAGGAGTTTGTAGCGACAGGCGAGGCCGGACAGGATGAGAATGACATTCTCCGGCCGATCCCCTTCCTGTATGAGATCCTGGTTCGCAGCGACGGATCGAGTGCGCAGCGGGATCTGCCGAAGCGTCGCATGATCCACCTCTGTCAGGAAGGAGCTGTGACTCAATTTGCGGATCAGCACATCAATCACGACATTACCCACGCTACCCGATCCGCCCCCCCCCCAACCGACGCTTACCAGACGGTATCCGTTCCAGTTCCCGAGGCCATGCCCTTTCGTTCCCTTGCCTGAAACCATTGCAGCATGAGGGCGGAGCGCTCGCGATCCGACGTGAGAAGAGGGCAGCCTGCGGACCCTGATCGGACAGATGGACCGCGAGCGCTCGGCCCCGCTGATGGCGGCGATCGACGCCTGCAACGCGCGCTGGGGCGCGGGCGCCGTAGTGCCGGCCCGGGCGGGCGTACTGGAGAAGCGGGACTGGAGCCCGAAGTTCGAGATGCGGACGCCGCGCTACACGACCCAGATGAGAGAGCTGCCGGTTGCGGTGGCCTGAACCAATGTCATGGTGCCGGTCTGCGTGCCAACCGGGCTGATCATCGCCGAGGAGGTGGCCGCGCATAGGCCGCCGGGATGATCCGGCCCTGCCAGCGCGTCTACCTCATGCTCAACAGCACGACCTTCAGCCCGCCCGGCTCCGCCGCGGCGGGCTCTTCTTCGCTGAGGTCCGTCGATAGATCCGGATCCGGGTTGTCTTCCAGATGGCGTGCCTGCTACGGCTCGATTGGGCCCAACTTCCGGTTGTGTCTCTGCTCGGCAGGCGCCCGTCATGCCCCTCAGCATTGGCGCCCGCCGAGCTAGCAGCACACCGATCGGTTTGCGCGGTGGGGCTTTCGGAGCCGCCCGCGTGAATGACATATCGATGTCCGTGTCAGCGCAGCGATCGAGCTGTAGCCCAAACCATAGTGGGTGCAATGCGGACATTCCTAGATGTCCGTTCCCATTGGATCGACTTGGCCCGCTCGGCTTGGCGCCGCGGTGGGCCTTTTCGTGCCTGATGACCCGGCCGACTCGAACCCGCCAATGGTCATCGCGTTGATTCTGTACGACCGCATACCGGACTGACCAGGGATGCCGCCCTAAACGATCGATACCGATGACGCTGGCGACTTCGCACCGGGTGACCCGGAGGCCGACTTCGACTGTCCCAAGAATGCCAGACGGAAGCCCATCGAGTCATCGGGTCCATGACCCACGGTGCCCTGCCGGATGGTGAGCACCGTGCCCTTCAGGCCATCGTGCGCGACGAAGCCGGGCAGGAGGTCTACGTTGCCACCATCACGTTCGTAGGCGAGTGGAAAATCCCACCTGCCACATAACCAGCGATCTGCGCCGAAATTTTTTGATTTGTGACGCGCGTTGATCGGGCGCATTACTCGTCGTCTTCTGTTCGTGAGCGTCGACGATGATCAAGAAAATTGTGCGCTTCACGATATCGGCCGTATCGACATTAGGGCTGCGCGAAGCAACTCGGCTTAACGCCTACAGCGCCATGGTGCTCGGGGATAGGTGGGCGACTGAGGGCTTCTGGAATATCCGCATCACCGATCCATGCGGCATCGAACGAGACCTGCCAGCCTTCAGGCAGACGTTGCCCATGCTCCGACGTATCGCTCTACGGCTATCGCCACAGTCAAGTTGATGCTCACGCCACCCAACATAGTTGTGACGGCCTGCTTCTTGTAGGCGCCCTCTGCTGGTGGGCGAGGCGTGACGTTTTACGTCAAGACGGCCAACGGCATCAGCTCGTTGGCTCCCCGCGGGTTGGGGCGTGTCGCCCCTATCCGTGACCCGCAGGGACTCAACTTCTGCTCTCCGGGCATGATGCGTAAGCCTTTGCCGGGCGCGACGTCGAGACGATGGTTTGAACCATGGCGCGTGCGTCAGGTTGGCTCCTTGGGGACGGGTTGCTAAGGCTCACGGAACGCGCATGCCCCATTATGTCATCGATACCGACGACGGCCGCACGTTCGTACCGGGCGATACGGAACAGAGCTTCGAGAACTCCTCGCATGCGCGAACCGCAGCGGATAGGACGCTCGGAGCCATGACGGCGGAGGTGATGCCGGCGGGCGGCGCTCGGGTGCTCCGGGCAATAGTCCGCGATGAGACCGGACATGAGGTCTACGTAGCGACCGTAACTTTCGTGGCAGAGTGGAAGATTTCCCGCTGCGCTGGATCGTGATGCGCCGTAGCCTGCTATGGAGACAGGAACCTGTCTATCGCTGCAGCAAGGTTGCGCGCGATCTCGTGCGCTAAGGTCGTCGCGACCATGCCTATAGCAGGCAGGCAATTGAGCGCCGCTTTTGCGTGGATAAATCTACAGAGCCTGCTGATAACCACTCTCGCTCTAGCGCACGCGGCAGGGTCAGCACCCATAAGTAACTTTTGTGATATTTTGTGTGACAAAAAAATATTAACAATCCGGTCGGCGTTCAGTCGCCTGTACAGCCTCGATCGGAATTTTAATGCCCTTGTCTCCAAAGATAAATGAAGATCTACTAACTCACCTTTGCCCAATATGCGGATCAGAACACCGAAGGAGAGGAGTTTGGTTTAAGTCGATTACGAAATATCAATGTGGATCATGTGGAAATACAGTAAATGTTGGATACGATGATAAGTTAAATCTATTCACTATCCATGAGAAATTGAAAAAAAATTCCCATTAAGTACATTCCCCCAAGAGCATGCGCATCTAGATGGCGTTGAATTGTCGGTAGCGCTGCTCGATTGTTAGCAAGGCATGCGGCTTCGCGCGGAGAACGATCAGGTTATCAAGCTCGCGAAAAAGCGCATGCTCAATGGTGGTGCTATCGGCTCTTGCCCGCAGACGCGATTGAGCCGCCTCGGCGAACATGGAAGCTCGACCTTCCGCAGCGCCGATTTCGGTCTGCACCATCCACAGGAACGCATCACAGGACATCGCGAACTCACCAGCCGCAACACAGACCCTTGAGTTGCCTGGGCCAACGCATCGACACGGCGAAGGTTGTCGCTAGCCTCCATCCTGCGTTGCAGTCGCCGGCTGGTGAGGCCGCCGCGCGAGCGGCCGATGGCCTGGCTTCAGGCCCCCCCTTTTCCACCCGATGCCGAGCGGTGGGCTTTCTCGTGCGTGGCATCGAGCATCAGTTCGTCGGGGACAAGGCCTGTGGCGGCGACCTTGGCAAACAGACGCTGCCAGACGCCGCGCTGCGACCACCTGTTGTAGCGGTTGTAGACCGTCGTGTGCGGGCCGTAGGCGGAGGGCGTATCCTGGCAGCGGCAGCCGACCTTCAGGACGTGCAGGATGCCACTGATGAGCCGCCGGTCATCCACGCGTGGCTTGCCCGGTTGGCCATGAGGCAGGTGCGGCTCGATCCGCTCCCAGACCTCATCGGAGAGCCAGAACAGCCGTGCCATCGCGATCCTCCTGCGCTGGAAAACCCAAACTCAGGAAGAAAACGCAAACGGCAGCAATTGGTTGTATGAGTTCCCTCCCTAGAGGCCGGAAGTCGGGACGGAGCGAGGTGCGCGGACATGTCGGCCTTCTGGCTCCGCTGCGCTGCTGGAGCCTTGCCACGGGACACGTTCGAGATGCGCAAGCTGCGCGAGACGACCCAGGTGAGCGAGCTGCCGATCGCCCTCGCGAAAGCGCCCGTCATCTCGGCCGTGACGCAATTATGGCGACAGTCCAGCTCCTCCTCGGTTCCACGGCTAATCTGGGTGCCACGTGGCTTTGAGCAGGATCATCTGGGCGTCGAGCTCTCCGACGTGGAAACCGCCGACCTCGAAGCGCACCGGGCCATTCCCGAGATTACCCTCGATCTGATGATGAGCGGGCACGAGCCACTGCGCTGCGCCGTCGCGCTCAACAACGAGGCAGGGCAGGAGTTTGACCAGTCTTGCCCTTCACCAAAGCACTCGACCGCTCTGGGTCCTGTCAGGTGGCAGTAAGACGCTTAGTGTTCGCGGCAACGTGCTCACGGTAGCGGGCAATCACCACGTCAGCAGAGCCACCGGTCATCAAGGTGCCTGAGGCCTCGACGAAGGCGCCGATTTTCTCACTGATCATCCGGTGCGCCTCCAACCGCCCGTGAGCGCCACCCCAGGCGAGTTTCACAAGCCGAAGCTCGATGACCTTCTGCGCTTCGATAGCGAGCAGGATAATAGCAAATGGGTTGTACATCGCGCACTCCGTGTCACACCGAGCTGAAATCGATGCGGCTGCGACAAACGAAAAGGGCGGCCGAAGCGACCGCCCTCGGGTTCATTGCGGAATCAAGGATTACTCGACCTTGAGGAGCGGGCGCCTCAGCGCGCGCTCGCTGAGCCCTGCTGTGCGATGTCGGAGAAGGTCTTACTGGCCTCCTCGATAGCGCGCGCCGAGGTGTCAGCGATGGCTTTCCCATCTTGAACCATGGACTGCAGCCCCTCACGGACGAGCTCGCTCTGGATCGCGGAGAACTCCTGCACCGACTTAGCGCGAGCCAACTTGTTCAAGCCGTCGAGGTTGCGCTGCCACTGCTTCTGGCTCAGATCAAGCCAGATCCGCGACGTATCCTGGAAGGCCTGGGTGAGCACGGTCCCGCAGCGGACGACCGCTTCCATGTTCTGCTTGGACTGCTGAGCCAAGCGCTCGCTTCCCTCGCCCGTGTAGCCGAGGGTGCGGTTGATACGATCGGCGGTTTCCCGTGCTTGGTTCGAGGTTGTCTCAACGCCTCTCTGCACGATTTGCTTGGTATTCTCAGCGGCACGCTCGGTGAGATCGACGATCTTGTTTGCCCCCTCGCGGGAGGCATCGGCGAATTGTGCGCCCTGCTCGGCAGATTTGTCTATATTTGCCTTCGTGGCTTCAGAATAATTCTCTGCCTTGATGTTGTTCTTATTCTGGGCTGTGGCTTGGTTGGATGTCATTGTGTCCTCCTGATCAAATATATCAGAGTATTATTTAATATGCAATATCAAAAGATTCATCAGCTAAGTAGCCTGACTATATCTTTTGATTATCGCACTGCGCCTAGATCGTGCTTGGTTTATATGAATAAGGTGCGAAAATCGGATTTGATCCGCTTAATGATCAGAAAACTGATAAAATCGCAATATTCTGATGATAAGCGTCTGATTGCGTTGCATAAAAGAATTTAGCGGGACGCCATCCCATGTTCTGTGTGCGCTGCTTTGGCTGGCGCGCGCGATCCGGCGTGGGGAGCGCCTCTCGAGAAAAGGTAAGCCTCCTCGGCCACGCCGAGGTCGAGCAGGTAGCCGCCGCCGATTGGGTAGGAGCCTGTCTTCGGCTTCGCGAGCAGCGCGTCGACCGCAGCGTTGATCTCATCGTCGGCGATCTCGGCAGCCTTCCGGAGGTCGCCCGTGGTCTTCTGGTCAGCCATAGCGAGGACGTCGCATCCTTCAGGGCGATTTCGCGCGCCGCGGCTGTCAGGTCCAGCGGCC